TTCCACTAGCATCTTTAAAGAGTAATTTACTAGCTGGTATTGTGCAAAATACATCTTTAGTTCCCGAACTAAAGTCAACAGCGCTATCACTGTTAGAACTAGATATAATTGTTGTTCTTGTTAAATCAGAACTATCACCGTCAAGTGTTCCTAAACCTACCTCAAACTCTGCTTGGTCTTGGTGTGCAATACAATAATAAGTTGTGTTGCTATTACCAATACCAGCCGCGAAAGTTTCAAAACCCGTTACTGCTCCACCAAGAGATACGGCTCCCGTTCCCGTAGTGGTAGTAGTTTCTTTTACACGGTCATTAATAACTAATGCCATTTATATCTCCTATGCTAATCTTAGTATCGCGTTACTAGCATCTGCTGTAGGAAACTGTATAGTAAACGTTCCACTCGTAGATGTCTTGTCACCACCAAAATCTAAAACAGCAACTGCTTTGTTAGAGTCAGAGCTATTGTAAATTAAAGCACCTCTAGCTGTGATAGTAGCAGACGTGAAAGATACGTCAGCGAAATCACAAATAGCTGTAGTTCCAGAAGTTGTTGGAGTTACGCTAGTTAAAGTTCCCCCACCAGAAGTATACGTTCCAGAGTTAGAAACTTCGTTAGTTGTGCTAAAAGCGGTTGTCGTTGCATCCAGAGAAGCAGAACTTGTGTACAACGCAATCTTAAAAGTATCACCAGTTGTCGCCGTAAAGTCATGCGTGCCTTGTAATAATTCTTGTTTGAAGCTTGTACATACAGCTTGAGTTATAGCCATGTTTTATCCTCCTATGGGTTTCTTGATTGCAGAGGAGTTCTTAACGCCCCCTGCATGTATTCATCTCTTCGGTGTCTTCCTTGTTGCTCTATGACCAACTCTTGAAGAGCCCGTTGATATGATTGTTCATATGTTTGTAGCATATCTGGAGGTCCTTTTAAAAACTTAAAAGCCTCTGCAAGACTTGCGTAAAGTAATGCGGCCGGAGCGTTATTACCTAACCACGAGGTAGTGTTCGTACTAGACAGTCTTGTTGGTAATCTAGTAATACCTAATTCAACGTTATAAGCTAGATCGGGTGTAGGCGCAACATAAATTGTGTTGTGATCCCACCATGCCCAATACCTCGGTGTTCCTGTAGCCGTTCTATCCGGCCAATATTCATTCATGTAACTTATGTCTCTTTGCTCTAGATATTCTCTTGTTGGAGTGCCAGATGGTGCAAATATTTGCATGTATCTAACAGTTCCAAGTGATGTTGGATCTGGAGAACTACCACCCGGTAGAGATAAGAAAGGGTTACTTGCTGTGAGATTTGCAGTTTGATGTGATTTAAATACATCAATATCTACATCTCTAAATAATCTGTTTTCAGCAAACTCAATAAAATCATTTACTATCGTGTCAGATAATACAGAGCTATCTACTTCTGTGTACGCTCTAATCTGTGTTACTAATTCTGAGTGTGTTACTGTCATGATATACTCACTGTTACTGATCCAACG